TGCAAGTGCCCAACCTCTTTGTCAATTTGTTCATGCGGATGTGCATGGGAGGCCTAGCCGAAATGGTTTATGACCACCCCTGCGTCAAGAACCGCAACAATCCACACTGTATGTTGGGTTGGATTGCCTCTGTTCCTGAGTCATACATCGAGCGAGTAGAACGAAATCAACCATTCGCCACTCTCGGCTTGGACTATGAGGCATTTGACGGTACAACCGGATTCGAATGGCGAGACCTGTTCCCATTGCTCTTTCCATGGATATCTAAAGAGATCATGGATTGGTTTGCGTGGGTCATGTCTTTCGCCCCCCTTATGATTATGGATGGTGAATTCTGGGAATTGTTGAAGAGGGCCGGCGGTGGAAACACCTCTGGCAACTTCCTCACTGCCGTCATCAATAGCATTAGATCCATGAGTTTCCTCCGCATGCGTGGCATTCTCGACAAGGATTTTGTCGTGTGCGGCGATGACAATCTTGTACTCTTCGACACAGAAGCTGAACGCGATTCGTTTGTTGAAGGTTTCATTCCTGCCATCGCCGCAGAATGCGGAGGAGTTGTGAAAGTTGAAGAATCAACTTTTGCGTGTCCTGAGAATTGCTGGAAGACTTCCGCATTCCTCACGTATAACACGTATTATCACAACTCGCAAGTCCTTGCTTTTTGTTCCAACCTGTTGCGGAGGGTAGTGTCACTCACCGACGATCCATCTCCTGAAGTTTGGCGCGGTGTTCTTGACTCGCTTTCACAAACCTTCTACTCCGCACAGTTTGATGAGGTCGTGCGCCAACATCTCGATGCTCCGGTACTATTCATGATCCGCCGCAAGGCAGAAGCCCTAGGTTACCACATTCCTGATCAGGAGTATTTCGAATACACTCCTGAGACGCGTGTTGGCGACTTTGTAGGGCCTTTCATTGATTATGTACCTCAGTGCAAGCAGTGCATGGCTCGGTTCAATAGGATCGTACGCCGTTGCGGTTTGCACTATTGTACGGCTTGTCATTCCGAGGATGATTGGCGAAGTGACTCTACGTGGTTCACAGGCCCTCTCAACGCCGTAGTCAGGTATATCACATCCACCTGTTTGTACTGTGTTGATCAGTTGCGCACTTATCCCGTAGATGTCCGGTATGCCTCCTACCGCGGAGTCAGTTACCCAGCGATGCAATTGACACCTGAGGTTTCCAGCATTCTGTTTGAGAGACAGTCTTGCCCAGAGTATATTCGTATGAAGATGTGTGCACACGGAAAGATGACACTGACATCATACCGTGGTTTCCACATCACCTGGGCGTGCTGGACTGATACCGTGTGTGGAGTACACGACCTTTTCAGAGAAGACGTCGTACCCGTCCCCCCACCGATTCTCACTGAGTTGCCCGCCGTTGTGCGAGTGACCTTTGACGCTTCAGAGCCTCCAACAAGCGCACTGGAAATGGCTCTTCCTTCCGAAGTTCTGGAACAAGGATACGAAGCGCAAAACAGAATTGAATTGACTCATCGATGCCCCCAAAACGAGTTAAGGGACTGGCTGCCGTTGCAGCACGTGCTGGACGTAACGCTCGAAGAAATCTTGCCCGACGTGTTAGGAGAGCAGCTTTTCGCAGTGCTCTCGGCATTAATCGCAACGCATTATCTTCAAGCCTTCCTCCAACTCGCCTTCCAATGGTCCCCCAAGGAATTCTCTCCAAGCTCGGCAGTCTCCGATTGCCAGCTGGTTCTCTTGCTGCTGCTGGCACTATGGTCGGTAGCGCTTTGGGTGGTTCTCGTGGTGCTGCTTTGGGGGGAGCGGCTGGAGGCTTGCTTGCCACCATCATGGGCCATGGTGATTACAAGATTCGGTGCAACTCTTTCGTGCATCCTGCACAAGTGCCTGAATTTGTCGATTCCCGTAGTGGTTTCCGAATCCGACACAAAGAGTATATTGCCGATATTACTGGTTCCAGCGGTTTTACTCTCAATTCTTATCCCATCAACCCGGCTATGGGTGAGACTTTCCCCTGGCTTTCTGGAGTTGCTGCAGAATTTGAAGAGTATGAGTTTCAGGGATTGTGTTTCGTTTACAACCCCACCAGCGGTAGCGCAGTTAGTTCTGCGTCTGCCGCCTTGGGTACAGTCATATTTGCCACTGACTATAACGCCCTCAACCCTGTATTCCCGAACAAGCAAGTCATGGAGAGCTATGAGTTCTCCACCTCCATTGTGCCGTTCAACGAG